TAGTGCTTACACAGCACCAGGAACTTTATACGTTGGTTTATTTACGGCAGCACCTTCTGATACTGGTGGCGGTACTGAATGTTCAGGTGGTTCATACGCAAGAAAAAGTATGGCTGCAATGACAGTTTCAGGAACTTCACCTACTACAGCAACCAATGGCGCAGCAGTGGAATTTGTTACTGCAACAGGTTCTTGGGGCACAGTAACCCATGTAGGTATTTTTGACGCATCATCAAGTGGCAACTTAATGGCTTGGGCTGCGTTATCTGCATCTAAGGCAGTAGCAAGTGGCGATGTATTTAGATTCGATGCTGGTGACTTAGACGTTACTTTGGCTTAATTAATGGCCTCCGTTGGTTACGGTGTTTATAACTATGGCATAGCTGCGTATGGTACTCCTCAGTATGAGGTTGCAGCAGCTACCCTAGCGCAAACGTCAGGTGTTTCGGCATCTGGCTCGATGACGTTTGCTGTCTCTGCAATCTCAGCACAAACATCAGGCGTAACCGCAAGTGGGCGTTTAGTTAAACTAGGCGCAAGCACCATAGCGCAAACCTCTGCGGTAACAGCAACAGCCGAAGTGGTAAAACTCGGTACTGCAACTATGGCGCAGACTTCTGGTTTTACCGCTACTGGCAGACAAATAGATCGTGGTCAAGCTACGATTGCACAAACATCAGGATTAACTGCAACCGCAGAAATAGTCAAACTTGGCACAGCTACGCTTGCACAAACTTCTGGAGTTAGCGCCAATGCAGTTATTGTAATAGGTGCATCAGCAACTAGCGCACAAACCAGTGGTGTAAGTGCATCAGGTACACTGGTTAAATTAGGTGTAGCAACACTAGCACAAACGTCAGGCATGACAGCTACACCAGAAATTATTGCATCAGGATCAGCAACCATTGAGCAGATAAGTGGTTTTACTGCACTTGGTGGTATAATATATTCTGGTACGGCAACTATCGCACAAACATCTAGTGTTTCAGCGATTGGTAGCTTAAAATGGGCAGATGATACTGTAACGACAACCAATTATACGGATCAAACAGTAACCACAACAACTTGGACAGACCAATCCGATCCGTCAACGTCTTGGTCAGAAGCAGCATAACATAGGAAAGAATTATGGCAGATACAACAACTACTAATTTAAGTTTAACTAAACCAGAAGTGGGGGCAAGTACCGATACCTGGGGAACAAAACTTAATACTGATCTCGATACAATAGATGCGATATTTGGTGCATCAGGTACAGCCGTTAATATGGGGGCAGTTACTTTTACCGAAATTAAAAGCTCAACCGCTGGCACATCAAACTTCATAGCGGGTGTCAACGCGGGTAACTCAATCGCATCAGGCGGTAACTACAATGTCTGCGTAGGTGATGAAGCAGGAACAGCAATAACTACTGCAACTGAAAATGTAGCTGTTGGTTATGCAGCTTTAACAGCAGCAACGACAGGCGGTAACAATATCGCAATCGGTAAAGATGCTTTAATAGCTCTTACAACAGGAAACACTAACATAGCTATCGGTACTGATGCTTTAACTACTAATGTTGCTGGAGATAGAAACGTAGCCGTTGGTGAACAAGCATTACAAAACATGAATCCTTCAGGCAATGTTGATACGTTAAATGTAGCCGTTGGATACAACGCAGGTTTAGCAGTAACCACAGGTGTGCAGAATACATTTATAGGTGGTCTTTCTGGTGATGCTAATACTACAGCAGATGACAATACCGCAGTCGGCTATGCTTCTTTAACAGCTAACACCACAGGAAATAATCTTGTTGCAGTTGGAAGCGGTGCGCTTGATGCGAATACTACTGCAGCTAATAATATCGGAATTGGTGCTAATGCTTTAGGTGTGAATACCACGGGTGCAAATAACACATCAGTTGGTACAAATTCACTCGATGCTAATACAACAGGTGCAAGTAATACTGCATTAGGCTATAGAGCTTTAAGTGCTAATACTACAGCTAGTAACAACACCGCAGTTGGCTTAGATGCTTTACTAGCAAACACCACAGGAACTCAAAATACAGCTATTGGTACAAATGCTGGTGATGCCATTACTACAGGCTCAAGAAACACTATTGTTGGCTACAATAATTCAGCTAGTGCAGTAGGTGCGCAAGACCAAGTTGTTATTGGCAACGGTACTAATAGCGCAGGTAACGATACTGCTGCAATAGGCGGTGATGCAGGAAGATGTTTTATAGGCTTAGATGGATCTGATACTTCTTGGGGAGCTGATTCAGACGAAAGATTAAAAAAAGATATTCAAGATGCTACCGTTGGTCTTTCTTTTATAAACGATTTAAGACCTGTGACATACAAGTGGAAAGCAAAAAACGAAATAGATAACTCTTTTCCTAGATACGATGCTGATTCCTCAGATCCAGTAAACGGTAGGGGAGATAAAACCTATCACGGTTTTGTTGCTCAAGAAGTAAAAGCTTCAATGGATAAAAGATCAGATATTCCCAGTGGGCAACATTTATGGAAAACCTCAGATGATGGTATTCAAAGTGTTGCACCAGCAGATTTAATACCAGTATTAACAAAAGCAGTTCAAGAACTTAGTACAAAACTAGAAGCAGCAGAAGCTAGAATTTCTGCATTAGAATCTTAAAGTAACCGAGGACAAATAAAATGGCACAAACAGTAAGCGAATGTTTAACAGCAGCTACAGATAGCGTAACAGTAATTAACGATATTAATTCAAAAGGCAAAGCATCAGATCACGTTAGCGCATCCGATTCGTCTGCGGGAGTCACACAAGCCGATGCAAACGCTAGAGTAAAAGCAAACGTAGATCATTTATCTACAGTCTTGGCTTATGCACCAGTAGATTCGGATGATGATACGCCAGATGTAGCTGGATCAAGTGCTGATAAATCATCTTACACCACAGCAATTAGCACTGGTAATACATATATTTCAAATAATAGCTAGGAAGTTCTATGGATTTTATAATTTGGATATTAATAATAGTTGCGGTCAGCGTAATTGGCTTACGTATTCTTGATGAAGATAAATTCAACCAATTAAAAGAATTTATTAAAAATAAATATATGAGGTAATAATGGCTCTATTGCCTATTACACCAGTAGCGGGTATTGTCACTAACGGTACTGAATATTCCCAAAAAGGTCGCTGGACAAATGGCGATCTTGTGCGTTTTCAAAACGGCAACTTACGACCTATCGGTGGTTGGGAAAAACTAAAACCAACTGCTTTAACAGGCACACCAACCGCAATGTATGCGTACAGCGATAATGCTGGCAATCAAATACTAGCTGTTGGTACTCGCCAAAAAGTCTATGTTTTAACTCGCAATACTTGGTATGACATTACCCCATCTGGTTTTGTTACGGATGCCTCAAATGATCCGTTAGGCTATGGTGCATACAATTACGATGTAGAAGATTATGGCGATGCTCGATCACAGTCAGGGTTGTTGTTTAATACTACCTCATTTTCATTTGATAACTTTGGTGAGTTTTTAATATTCTGCTCTGCATCTGATGGAAAAATATATCAATGGCGACCACATGGCGGTGGTACAAACACACCTGATGCTGCGGGTACAGCGATAACTAACGCACCAACTGGTAACTTAGGTGTAATAGTCACCAACGAAAGACATGTAGTTGCATTAGGTGCGGGTGGTGATCCTAGAAAAATATCTTGGTGTTCCAGAGAAGATTTAACTAACTGGACAGCTAAAGCAACTAATACGGCTGGTGATTTGCAAGTGCCGACAGGCGGTAGAGTTATCGGTGCGGTTAAATGGAAAACTGACGTAATGATATTTACTGATACTGGCATTGCTAAAATGTTTTATGCGGGCAATCCATTTGTATATGGAATACAAGATGCGGGTACAAACTGTAAAGCAATCTCAACTCGCTCTATTGCAACTTCTGGTGATTTCTTATCATGGGTAGGAGAAAACGCTATTTTCTTATTTGACGGTAGAGTACAAGAAATACCATGTGATGTGCATGATTACTTATTTAACGATTTAAACTACAGTTACAGAAAAACAATTGCTGGTGGTCACAACTCAAACTTCAATGAATTTGTATGGTTCTTTCCATCTACAGACAGCACTAAACCTGACAAATATATTATTTGGAACTATGCAGAAAAAGCATGGTCAGTCGGTACAATGGATCGTGGTTGTTGGATAGATCAAGGTATCTGGGATTATCCGATTGCTTGTGATAATGCTGGTTTTGTTTATCAACATGAATCTACTACTCTTGGCAATTCACCTAACTTGGGTACTGCTGTACCGTTTGCTGAGTCAGGCCCAATAGAATTAGGTAATGGTGATCGTTATATGCAATGCAACCAAATCATTCCTGATTCAGAAGCAAATAGCTTACCTGGCGTGGTATTAAGTTTTAAAGGCAAGTTTACACCACTTGGCCCAACAACAGAC